GGCCAGGGAGATTCCCATAACCAATACCGGACAGGTTATAGGCTACGCGATGGATTTTTGTCTCCATAACGTAACCATAACGCATAACTAGACCGTCATTCTGGAATGCCATTACATTGTGGAAATTATCCCCAATGTTGCCAAACCAGTCTGCGGCCCAGCTCCATGGACTGACGTCCCAGAGTGTTTCAGGCGTAAGCCTAATTCCAAAGAGCTTGTTAGCTCGTTGGAACCACCCTTTCCTTAGAGCCCCATCGTTAAGGGGTTCCAAGTGATAGGTGAAACAACCTGAGAACCAAAGCTTACGACTAATAGTCGTAGTCTTTGTCATCGGTCCAAACGCCGAAGTATATATTGGTCCAATGAGAAGAGGTTCAGGATTACCTGTAGTCTCCTCGACCGATACTTCGTCGGGCATATTGAGTACATACCTCCTACGAACTCCATCTCCAGACTGACGCTCGTACTGAGATATCGTCTTATGTGACGACATAACAGCATCTGCGAAAGCACGGACATCAGAGACGAGAGGGCGCCAACCAAACTCAAAATTGAGATATTCGCCGCCCGCTGAACGCGCGCGACGAGCTCGAGATTTGAGAAAGTCGGAACCCACGATGGCAGGAATGCCTTCGCGCATCTCGCCCAGGTAAGTAGAGAGGCTAGCTAACGGGTTGGTCGGTAAGACCCGTGCGATTGCTGTTGTGCCAAACGCCTCCAGTATATGATCTGGCGACGGAGTCACATCAGGAAAATCGCTTGGGTTTACCGTCTCATACTTGGCATACTGCGGACCGCGATAGCGGTAAACAGTTCCGGCACTTGTTAAGTACCGGTCGTCAAGATCGGAAAACTCCTCATAAAGGTGTTTTCTCAACATGAATGGTCCTCCCACAGCACGGCCATTGCGTGATAGCTTTCGCCATCCCGCATTGCCTCTTGATGTGATCAGATCATGCACGCCCTTAGCTACGTACTCAGGTTGTCCATCAGGACCGGGGTCAGGATCGAAAGAAAGCCATTCATAGCCTCTTTCTCTCCTAAACACGACCTCAGCCACTTTGGCAACCATGCCGATCTCCTTTGGGATATGTGGATCAGTTTGTGGATCCTTATTCACAAACCGACCAATACCACACTATTACACTAAG